AGGATAGACCATTGCAATAGGATGAAGTTTATTGACACCTTCAATCCATTTTAAAATATTAATTGCATTCTGTACCTTTTCATTAAACTTTCCTTGCTCTGCTTTATCAATAAATTCTGTACCTGCTTTGGCATCTTTTGAATTTATATAACAAGGTAGTGAAGCTTTATTAACATTTCTAATCTTATTATAAAAATCCTGCACTCCTTTTACACTATTTGCTTTAATACCTGTTACAAATGCTATACAAGGAAAAAGTTCTGTAATAGATGAATTTAAAGTTGTTTGTGACATTCCACCCTTAGTAGGTTTGTATACAAACATAAGATTTACATCACCCATCTGGCATTGAGTAACTGCCATAGATGATACACTCATTTGCTTACGAGATACCGTCCCAACTTTAAATCTGGTTAAAGAACCTTCAACATTAGTTCTTGTAGTTTCTCTATCAGAAGACTGAACTGTATATGTTACCGACTTTGCACCTGCTTTCTTAACTGATATATTAACATCATCAACTTCTTTTCCAGTTTGAAATACTGCTAATGCTTTATTCAAAGAAAGCAGTTGATTATCAGTAGTCATTCAGATTACTTTTTGAAGTATTTATTTATGACCTCTATCTGATCATGCCAACGTGCAATTTTATCAATCTCTTCCTGCATAGCAGCAGTAATATCAGGATGCTCGCCAATTCCAGTAGGATTAGTAAGATATACTTCTACATTGGCTTTATGCATTTCAATCTCACCTTGAGCATGAGATAATAGTGCTCTTAATAATTGTTCTCTCATCTTTAATAATGTATCTTCAATATATAGTATTTTAAACTGTGAGGGTAGGAATCGAACCTACAAGTCCCGCCAGGAACATCAGTTAAACAGACTGACACGTTTACCAATTTCGTCACCTCACATTGAAGCCCTATTGAAGGGCTGATATTAGACGAGTTATACCGATTCCTCCTCCACTACGAGGGAAGAAATCAAAGGAAAGGAAATCTTCAAGTTCTTTCTCTACTCTTCCCTTACCAAATTTATCAATAATAAGTTGGGCATAACCTCCATCTGAGATAGTATAGAATGTATCACGCATTTGATCCTTATCAGTACTCCTTTCAGCACTACCAATGGTTTCCATACCACCTAAGATAACATCGATCTTTTTACTAGTGCCATCATCATTACGTGCCATGTTCCAGAATGGTGATGTCCACTCAGGGAAGTCAGTAATCATACCTCTACGAATAGATTTCTCATGGTCATGATCAAGTTCTTTTGTATTAAACTTGTCACCCCATTCACCATAGGTCTTGATATTAGATTTATCTAATGGTACTCCTAACCATTCACACAATTCCCATTCCATATCCTGGAGTTCTTTAACACCTCCCTTCATCTCAAACTCAAACATGGGAAAGATAGTTTCATGTCTACCTGGGACAGGATTAGGTTCTGCCCTATATGAAGTTGAGACACAAAAAAATCCTTCTTCTGAAGGATTGGAAAGGAGTTCGTGTTCTAACCACATTTGACCTGTTTGTGGTAGTGGCCAAATATTACCACCATAGTTATAGGTTGCTACTGTCTCTGGGTCTTCACATGCAGCAAGAATACTTAAACGATTCTGGGTGTGGACTTCAAGAAAATTTTTAGACAAAAAAAATGACCTTAATAGGTCAAGTGCATCTGTATATTTTCTTGGATCAATCAGTGAGGTCATCTTATTTCTTGACAAAACTAATTTATTTAGGAATTTGAAACTTGACCAATGACCCAAGACTCAAATTCTGCTCCTTCTATCATCATTTGAACATCATCCGCAACTTCAGGAGGAACTACTAAACAATATCCAATACCAAGATTAAATACTTTCTTCATCTCTTCCTCTGCTATTTCACCAGCACACATGATCTTAGTAAATAATTCAGGCATCGACCAAGAGTTATAATCTACGTGTACGGTCAATCCTTTAGGTAAACATCTTGGAAGATTTCCAGGAATACCACCACCAGTGATATGTGCCATACCAAGAATAGGAAACTCATCCAGTAGATCTTGTACTAAAGGAGCATAGATGTATGTTGGTTCAATTAATTCTGGAGTATCTTTATACTTAATCTTATGCCTCCATAACATATCATTAATCAAACTATATCCATTACTGTGAAGACCACTACTTTCTATACCAATAACAAGATCACCTGGTTTAATAATACTTCCATCTAAAATTTCAGTCTCTTCTACTATACCCGTACAAAATCCAGCAAGATCATATTGATTCTGTCTATGATGTTCCGCAGTTTCTCCACCTACAAGTTCTATTCCAGCATACTCACATCCTTTTATAATACCACTTATAATATGTTCTACATCCTGATTTAATTTAGAGGTAGAAATATAATCTAAAAAATATAATGGTTTAGCACCACACGTAATAACATCGTTAACACACATGGCAACGAGGTCTATACCAATAGTTTTATAGTCATTAAAAACTCTTGCTATATTCATCTTAGTACCTACACCATCAGCACCAGATACTAATACAGGTTTTTCATACCCTTTAGGTATTCTAAACATACCACCGAAACCACCAATACCAGGTGCCTTTTCTTTTAATCGTTCTACAAAAGCATTCCCTGCTTCTATATCAACACCAGAAGATTTGTAATCCATTATAGATCATCTTCTTCTCTGTGCTCAGAGTAATATACATCAAACTGCCCACCAGGATATCTCTTCTCAAGTTTAGTAACATTACGAGCAACTACATCTTCAAAAGAAATGTCAAGTGCCATACAAGCATTTGCTGCATACCAAATAACATCACCCAATTCAATGATAAGATGTTCTCTATTAGCATCATCCCAAGGTTTTCCTTGAAATATCATCTTCTTTACAATCTCTAGAAACTCACCTGCTTCAGCATTTAATCCTACACCAGCAGTAAGGAGTCTTTCTATATTTGCACCTTTCTCATCTAACATTACCAGACGATCTGATAATGCTAAAAAATCTTTGGATTCATCAGATGTCACAGCATCTACGAACTTGGAATATTTTTCAAAATCAACTTGTTTAGTCATCAGAATTTAAATTCAGCAAACGATTTTTTTGGTTTCTTTTCTTCAACAGGATTATACTCCTCTTCTTGTCCACTGTCAACTATATCTTCTTGAGCACTCTGTTCACAATCATATAATCTCATTTTAGCACGGTCAATACCCACCACAAATCTTTTATTCATTGTGGGATCATTATAACGGTTCTTCAATTGCTTAACCATTATCTGATTTAATCCCTCAAGCTCTTCAGTACTAATAAGAGCAAACATAAGGTCAGCAGTGGCTGGAAGGCCAAATGACTCAGAAGTGTCGGTGAGATCAACGTCACTACTAGCAAACCCAGAACGAGTAGTCTGAGTGGCTGAGACAATGGGGACATTAGATTCGACAGCCAAACCTCGCAATTCTTCAGCAATCGCTTTAATGTAGGAATACGAATTGACATTAGATCCAGCCCTGTAACGTGATGATGCACATATATTTAAATAATCAATGAATATTATATCAGGTGTGAAAGATTTCTTTAAAGCAAGTTCTTGAAGTAAAGCCCTAAAGTGTCCTGCATGTGCAGATGCAGTAGGATATTCTTTAATAATTAATTGTCCCTGAGTCTTCTCGGACAGTTTAGTTACTTTATTTTCAAACATTACACGAGGAATATCTGTCAATTGTTGAACAGGTATGTTCAATAAATTAGCATCCACTCTCTCCGCAATCTTCTCCTCAGCCATCTCAAGGGTAATGTATAGTACGTTCTTTCCTTGTAGAAGAACTGAACTTGCGACATGACACATAAACAAAGATTTACCAACACCAGTGCCAGCGAGAGCAATGTTAAGTGTCTTGTTCGGAAGCCCACCCTTTGTAATCTTGTTGAAAAATTCCAGATCAAATTCGATCCGTTCCTCCTTCTTGTGGTAGAAATCAAATCTCTCT